GGTCAGAAGCGAAGCGATCATCAGCGGCAGGGCAGCATTCTTGGCGCCCGAGATCGGGATTTCGCCATTGAGTTCATTGCCACCGATCAAACGGATACGGTCCATAAGTCTATTCCTATGTGGCGGCCCATATGGGCCTTCTACCTGGGGATGGAGGTAGGCCAAGTCCTAGTTGCCACGTAAGCCAGACTCGCCGCTCTCAGCGTTGAAGCGATGTGCTTAGCACATCTGGAGGATTGTCGCCTGAAAATGGTTTACGGTTTACTGACCGTGTCCGTTTCAGGAGCCGATTCAGCGACAGGCGCCTGCCCTTCCGAACTGGAACGAGCCTTGGCCTGCGTCTTGCGGCGCTTGAGGTTCTCGCGGAGCTTTGCGGCCAATCTTTGCTCGCGTTGCGCAGCTTGCTCGGTTTTGCTCATGATCGTTTAGATTGTTGTGCCTTGAGGACATGCATCGGCTGATGTTGCCTCATAGGCGTTTTTTGGTCTTGCGTCGAGATTGCCCCTATGGCAGTAGAGCCCCCGTCGCGGCTGGCCACAAGCCCCGCAGGCAAGCTGCCGTAGCTCAGTGGTAGAGCACTCCCTTGGTAAGGGAGAGGCCGACAGTTCAATCCTGTCCGGCAGCACCAGAAACCCCATACATGACAAGCGTTTACCTGGTTCCAGTTTGTTCGCCTATTTGCCTTCCAGGCATTTAACGGCAAGAACGAATCATGATTTAGCGCAGTTAGGCGTGCAAAATCCGTGCAACCTGTTCTGCGCCTGTTCTGGATAGGAGAGGGACGATCATGGCGACTTGGCGCGACGAAGCAATCCAGATCATTGGCGAGGTACACAACGCCTTACCTGCAGGTGCCGATATCAAGACTCGCAAACGCGCTCTGCGCGAAGCCTGCCCGCATGAGTACCGCTCAACAAGTTGGGGGCGGAAGGTCTGGGGCAAAGCGGCTACGGCGTACCTGACCAAGATGGGGATGCCCTCGACAGTATCGAGGCCCTTACTACCACTTTCACCACTTGAGCGTCTGATGCAAAAAGGTGCGAAATGACTAAACCTGACGATATCCCACAGGAGGTTTGGAACTCTGGCAAGCCGGATGACGTGTCGCAGGAGGCCTGGGACGCGGCGGCGGTTGGGGTAGACTATAGAGACAAAAGGCAGGTTCTCATCGCCCGCGCCATCATGGCCGCTAAGGCGGAAGAGTTGGCCGATTGCATTGCTGTGGTCGATCCCCTCATCAAAACGGCGGGAGTAGATGACTGGGCAAAGGGATACCGATGCGCGGCGGCGGAAATTGCGTCTGTCCTTCGCAAGCGCGGAGAAGAAGCCTAACCCTACATAGGAGATGACATTGGCCAAGACAGAAGCCGACAAGATCGAAGCCTCCCGCCAGAGAGTGGCCCGAACCATCAGGGAAGGACTGGCGCGCATGAACCCGACTGGCGGCATGCCTTATGAACTTGCCCGCGACTGCTGCCACGTTCGCTCCGCTATCTTCCGCATTTCCAACCCAGACCAGCAATATTGGAAGAACCAGGAACGAACTCTTGATGAGCGGGTGCCAGACGAAGAGAAAGCGGCTCACGATTGGGCTGAATACGACACCCGAGAAGGCATAATTGTAGTCGATTGGCGGAATTAGCCTAGCCTGTTCTAAGTGAGGGATTGAAGATGATCGGACCGAAATCAGCAGAGCTTTGGAATGAGTTCAAAGACAACTTGTTCCGGGCTAAACGTGCCCTTGATGTGCCTGCCGCTGAGACGAGGTTCTACGCCTTGCCATTTGAGATGCGGGCGCTTTGCTACATGGTTGCAGATCGTTGGCAGACACCCGGTCATCACGACCATGAAGTGTTAGCGCAGGACATTGGTATCGCTCTAGACATGGCACTTAACCTGTCGAACTCGGACGCTGCCGCCCTCACCCCATCTACACAGCCGAAGGATTGAAGATGAGTGATCTAGTGGAACGATTGCGAGAAAATAGCGACATGCTCAAGGACGGCTATCAGGAGAACCTGACCGCTGCTTGGCACACTGTAGCCATGAAACATGCCGCAACCGACGCGATAGAAGCCGCCACCCAGCTAGAGGCCAAGGACAAGCTCATTCAGGACATGTTCCGGGTGATCATCAATCGGTGCGATGAGAAAGACCCAAAGGTCAAAGATGTTCTGCTCCGAGCCATTAGCATGCAGCCAGACAGTGACGATATTCCAGAATGAACATGAACCCCGCCCCTGAACAGATAGCCGCTCGCCTCATGTCCCCAGCAAGTGAATCTGCACTATGGACCTATACCCAGGTAAAGGCTCTGCTGATTAAGGCTGTGGAGGAAGAACGGGCTGCTCAGGCATTACCGGCCAGATCACATCAAGGGGCTGGGGAAGCCATGGCCCTGACGGATGGCATTGCGGGCAGCGCGTCCAGAGAATAACGACTGGCACATTTGACCCGTGGGCCTTGGTCACGTTCCAGTCCAGATCGCAGGCGCAGCGCTCGCAGATCATTGCGAGCCTACTTGAGACGAACTCCGGCCCCGCCGTCTCGGTTTACACCAGGGTCTAAGAATAGCACCCCGGCATTTTCCAAAGCTGTTTGCAGCAGTTGAAGCGTACTGGCTCGCGGGTCGGTAGCGCCGCGCTCGATATTCTTGATGCTCATTTCCGAAACGCCAGATGCCGACGCAAGGTCGGTTTGCTTCCACCCAATTAATGCGCGGGCGGCTCGTATCTGGGCCGGACTGATCATAGCCGCTGGTAGCATGCTCATGACCAAGGGGGCAACTCCTGTAAACGCTAGGGTTATTTTTGTGCTTGACGGTCACTAACCTAACCCTTAAGTTCATTAAGGTAAACCCTGCATTTAGGTGACGAGCATGGGCATAACCGGCGTCGTACTGAATAATCTGACCGAGCTTTTCGCGCTCGGCATCGTGTTTCTCCTTGGCTACTGGACCGGGAGGCTCGTGCAAAAGCACATCCCAAATCGCCATCTGCGCCCGTGGAAATGGCGAGAAACACGTCTTTGACTAAACCGCGAGGCCGGTCACGCCTCATCTCAGAAAGGAATTGAAATGGTATTCGGACTTCTCAAGGATCGCGCCAAGGCGGCGGCAACCAAGTTCCTCAAGGACCCTAATTTCCTTGAAGGACTCTGCGCTGTCGCCGCATACGTCGGCTCTGCCTCTGGCGGCTTCAGCGACAAGGAAGAGTCGGACGCACTCAACCGCATCAAGAACAATCCTCTGATCGTCTCCGGCGGCTTCCACAGTCGGGATATTGAAAAGATCATGGATCGTATGGCCGACCACGCCAACGGCGGTCGCTCTGGTCGCGCTCAGTTGCTGCGTGAAATTGAGGAATGCAACAAGAACCCTGACCTTGCGGAAGCTGTCTTGCTGATGGGGCTCGATGTTGCTGACGATGGCGGCATTGACGACACTGAAAAGAATGCTCTGCGCAAGATTGCCGAAGTTCTCGGTCAGACCAAGGTTCTGGAAGAACAACTCGCCGCCTAAGCTGGGCTTCCTCAGCACCATGGGCCAGCCCTCATCGGCTGGCCTTTTCTTTACCGCCGGCTAATCTCGCGCTGGATGCGCATTTCCTCCCGAATGCGGTCCACTTCGTCTCGAAGCTCACCCATCACCTTTACATCCTCAGAATGAACCCGTGCGGCTTCCCTGCCAATCATGTTCATCTCAGTAAGGGTGACGTTTAGAGCCTCACCAGCGGCAGTAAGCCGGTTAAGGGCCGATGGGTCGACAATAACTGCCGCGACCTGTGCTGTGCCTTCGGACGCCTTTGGGAGCGCATTCTGGCCTTGCCACAAGCCAAGGTAACGAACGCCTATAATCAGGCCAAGAACCGCAGCCAGGACCATGAGGGCAGGCAGCGGCAAGGACTTGATGAGTTCAAGTATTTCGGCCATTCCGCGTTTCCCCTTGGTCGTGCGCGGCACGGTGGATATTGACCAGTTCGCCAATCCCGAAAAGCGGGTAGATGGCGAGCCACGTACTGACGACACCAGAGGTTGCGAACCCATAGACGATGCCAAACCAAATCAGGCACCCAATGCCAGCGGAGACTTGCCGGATCATTGGGGTGACGTGCTTACGAGCGCCGTTGACGATTAGCCCGCCAATTCGAAGAACGCCCAGAAACACCATGATCCAGCCAAGCCGCGCCTCTTCGTTGTCAAAGATAGCCGCAAAGCCGACCCAAGCGGGCTGATCGAACAGATCTGGCGAGATGAGCAGCACGAAGCCGAACAGAGCAGTATGGAGGGCCATAAACCACTCCATCATGCGAGGTCCAAACCTGTGGGTTATGTTGATCCACAAGGCCGGACCAGCATGAGGGGTGTGGTTCATGTCACTTGCCCTTGAGTATGTCCCAAAGGGACTTGCGGGGCGCAGAGACTTCCACCGAAGTGCCAGCGATCTTTTCGACTTCCTTCGGCTTTGTAGTTTGCCGGAAGCTGATTACCTGGGCATAGAGGAATGCGCCAAGACCAATGACGGCAGAGACAGTCAGCCCGCCGCCTTGCCCGCTCAGAACGGCATTAATGGTGTCCTTGTGCTCTTGCGGAAGGGCCAAGTAGAGCGACACGAGGAAGGTGATCTGCCCACCCCAATCAGGCACACGGCGGATCAGCCACTGGATTGCGACGTTGTTCAATATGCTCATGATGAACCTCAGAAGATTGGAGTGAACAGGGCAACAGCCGCAGCAGCAGCGGCGATGACGACAGCAGCGACGATCCAGCCGCCTATGCCGCGCTTGGGTGCAGCGGGCGGGAGAACGATGGGAATGGGCTGGGGATAGTGAGGGATGTCGGGAATGGGTGGCGTCGGAGACACGGCCATCAGCAACGCATCCTTGAGGACGCCATTCACGCGGCTTGTCCATCCCTTGCCGAACGTGTCGAACGTGGAGAGCCCGCGGAGGAACGCCAGCCGATTGGCGCAGAACTTTTCGATCAGGTCAGCAGCATCCCGCTCTTTGACCGCCGCCAGAGTGACCGGGCCAATCTTGCCGTCCTGCGGAACACCAACGATGGCCTGCAGGTACTTTGCGGCACGAGAGACGCCGCTGTTCACCGCGAAGTCAAAGACGGCATAGTCCAGCCCTGAAGGCAGACCGTCGGCCTCTACAGCGTCCCAATAGCGGCGGCGGTAGATTGGGGAGACAACAGGCACCGTCAGAGCCCGAACGTCTGACTTGGTAGCCACCTGCCCGCGCCAGCTCGAAAGCGTGTCGAGCGTGATGCCTAGATTAGTCGCCCCGCCAGGATCGCGGGGGTGATCGGAATAGCCCCCTTCGTGTTTGAGCACGAGCGAAAGCGCCCGCTCGAAATTGCGGTCCATGGGGTATTCTCCGGTTAATGCAGGTTAATTGCGGAACGCCCTGCCCTGCGCTTCAATGAGCGGGGGCTTGGAGCCATACGAATGCAGGTAAACGTGTTCATCACCCGCCAGGACGGGCAGTTGCAGAACCGGCTATTGGTGCTGCCGATCAGTCCAACAGCGGCCATCCCGAAAGAGTACCGGAGCGGCTGGAGCTATTACGCTACGCTGGACAGTGCAGATGCGATGTTTAGTGGCTTGCCGGTTGATGCTGACCTGGCGGCGAAGGGCTTTGCTGTTGTGGAGCCAGAGACGCCGGATCGGCGGTGATTGCGCCATGCCCTATGCACTTGATGTGCGAGGAGCTTGCGTGGCTGATTAGTTCGCCGCTATGCTGAATTCATGCTCACGAACCTATTCAATCTTCTGCTTGATCGCTTCTACGGCCATGAATGGCAGGAGTACCGGACGGCGGAACAATGCCGCCTAGTTAGCGGCGGCTTTGGCACGGGGCTGCTAATGCGCCGCCGTACTGGTGGCGCATGGCAGTTTCGGGAGATGACCAGTGAAGAGGCGACAGAAGCCGAATGGAACTGGGCTATCAAGTAAGCCGTGGCTCAATAGGTGTTCAATGAACCGCCTGCCACGCTGTTAATCGCTGCACCGCGGAAATCCCGAACATATATTTTGTCGTCGGCCTGCTCTGTGTAGAGATCGAACGTGCTGCCGTAGCTCACGCAGCCATCCAACCACATAGCTGTGTTCCCCCCTGAGCTGTCGCCGCACTGGAACGACGCCTTGACGCCAGCATGGCCGATGCTCCCGAATGCGGCGCAGTTCACGTTCCAGCTTTGAGAGTTACCCACATCAGCTACGCTGGGACCGTCGCCTGAGCCGTATAGTCCGTTTACACGAACAATGCGGCCATTGTCGTGGATGGAAGAGCCGTTGTTATTGCCGGCAGTGCTGCCCCATCCGTTACCCACAGCAACACAGTCGACCTCCAAGGCGAAGCAAGCGACTGCAGCTCCGGTGTCGTGATAGTTGAAGCCGTCGCTCTTGTTAAAGTAAGACCGGCATCGGATGCTAACTATCCCTGCCGCAGTGTTATCTGCGTCTAGCCCACTGCCCGCCGACCCAACAAAGTCGCAGTCCTCGAACACAACGTGAGCAGCGCTTGTATTTACCTGGAAAGCTTGGTCAGAGCCGAAGAATTCCAGCCCGCGCAGATAGTATCTGCTGCCACTGTTGATAATAGGCCCCTGCCCGCCTCGCAGGGACATAATTGCACCGCTCCGTGGCGCATCATTGTTTGGCAGCCGGACATAAATGTCCGTTCCATCATAGAAGTAGCCGGGGTTTGCTCCTCCCGTTACCTCCAATAAAGTCGTGCGCTTGGGCAGAAAATAGAACGTGCCATGCTCCGAATAGTGTTGGCGGCTCACGACGTTGATCGGGGCATTAACGGGGGTGCATTTATAGACACCAGTTGTGCCCGTAGTCACGAATGCGGGCAGCTCCCCCTTCACGATCTCGGACCGTCCTTCCCCCTCAGTGCGAATGATAACCTGAGAGTTCACGGGGGTAGCCGTTCCCCAGGCGTTCAAGTATGTGCCTGGACGCAGGATTAATTCAGCGGCATCGGCCTTCGCCAAGGCCGCAGACAAAGAGAGGGGGTCTGCTCTTGTGCCAGCGCCAGTGTCTGACCCACTCGAACTAACAGAGTACGCAACACGGCCGGCGCCAATTGTGGGAGGTGGCGCCCAAGGAACGAAACTGAGTTCACACCTTCCGTCCACACCTCGCCGGATTGACAAATCGCGAGTGTAGAACTGAGCGCCTGAAACTCCGGGCCAGTTGAAACCGGAGGGTTTCCCGAACACCTTGGGAAGAACACCAACCTTCTTCCAAGTACCATCTGCCGCAAGCACTTTTTCCGCTGCAGCATCGCCTGCCGCCGGCGCGGGAACTAGCCCCCCAGCGCCGCCGGAACCAGCGTCACCAGTGAATGTGGCGGGCGACACTACCGCCTTGCCAGACACTGGAAAGATAGTGGCACGAACTGCGGCCCCATCAGCGACGAACAAAATCAAGTCGCCAGCCGCGCAAATATAGTTCGCAGCACCTGGCAACTGAAGATTGGTGCCATGTACTAGCGGCCAAGCACCCGAAGCGCGTACCAGACGTTGATGACCGCTGGCGAGCGTGATTGCCGTTGTCGCGGCGGTGCCTGTGACCTCAACAAACGCTCCTGTAGCTGTCTCCAGGTTGACCGTGGCCGTAGAAGCGATCGCCCCGCCCTTGAGATGCAGATTATCAAGCGCTGCGTTTTTGTTGTTCACGTCCGACAGATCATTGGTCGAGATCATGATATTGTCGGTCGAGAACCCGCTGTCGGCGAGCAGCTTCCCTGTCCCGCTATCGAACATCGCCAGATTTCCAGAAACGGACTCCTCTGGCCCGAGTACATCACCAGTGCCGTCGCCGCTCACGCCCTGGTCACCAGAGCGCTCGAATTGGAACGAGATCAGATCGCCGCTCACAAACGCTGTGGCCCCTGCGCCATTATCCACGGCGAGCTTCACGTAGCCCGCGGCATCTGTGACGCTCAGGAGCCGATACGCGGCCTGAGCTGCACCGCCCCTAGTCGTTAGAACAATCGTGCCCTTACTCGTGGGATTGCTGGAGTCATCAAGCGAAAGCAGATGTGCCTCAATGCTGTCTCCAGCACGATTAGTCTTGGACACATAGAGGGTCTGAGCAGTAGGAAGGTCGACGTTGCTAGCGCGGATCACGCCAGACCCGGGATTGGCGTCGATGGTGCCAGTGTCCCAAATCAATAGAACGCCGGGATCGGTGCCGTCCAATCCAGCGGGTCCCTGTAGCCCCTGAATACCTTGGATGCCCTGCTCACCCTGCGGCCCTTGGGCACCAGTTGCGCCCATAGCTCCGGTTGCACCGGTATCACCCTTGTCTCCTTTTGCCCCAGTGGCGCCGGTCGGTCCCGTCGTGCCCTGCAGTCGTGCGCCCGCGCTCCAATCGCCAGAAGTGGCAGTATTCTTGCGGTAGATTGTCGAGACGCCGGTTACGCCATCGCCGTTGGTCGAAAGGTAAACGAACCCCGCGGCTTCTGCGTTGTACGTTGCTCGACCAGAGAATGTGCCGATAGCGTCAATTTCCAGACCTTCGCCGACACCAAACCAGCCGACCGACACGGGTTCGTCGGGAGTCAAAGCTCCTGCGCCGCCGAGATAGGTCAGCGAAGTTGCCTTGCGGTAACCTGCGGCGCTCGTGGTCGGAGCCGAAAGCTTAAACGCGACATAGGCTGTGCTCTCAAGCGAGCGGATCACCAATGAGGTGCCGCTAGTCCAACTGCCCAGCAGGCCCGACACATCCCGGCCTGTCGTATTTGCATCCACAGTGTCGATATAAATAGCTGTAGCAGACGCAGGAGAAGCATTGTTGAACCGCAGCCTGCCATTACCTGGATCGCTGTCGGCCGTGCTAGCGTCCACCACATAGAACAGTCCCTGGCTGTTGGCGTCCAAAACGCTCAACTGCTCCAACAATCGACGGGTTTGCTCCTGCATTCGGGCACTATCAGGCGTGATGCGTATCTCGTAAGTTCCGGCCGTCCTTGTGGTTCCGACCCAAGGAAAGGCTAGAGTCAGGTGGGTGTTGTCCTCGATGGACAGAATGCGCCCGGAATTGCCATCAGCGGGGTTCCAGAGCACGTCACCCGGCTGCAGATCGGTCCAGACGGTGTTCTGCCCGACCACCTGCGCAGAGCCGTTAGTGATCGTGGCAGTGCCGCTGGTGTAAACGGTTGGGAGGGCCATGGGTGTGTCTCTCTGGGCAATAAAAAGCCCGCCTTGATGGGCGGGTGAGGATCGGCTTGGTGGTGGCTGACTTTAGCCCGCGAATGGCTCAGGTTCGGGCTCAAAAACTGGCTCTGGTTCGGGCTCATCGCGCGGCACCAGGGCAAGCAAGTCGCGCACCTGACCTGCCAAGATCAGCGCCTCGTTCTCAAAGAACTGCGCCTTGCGGTTGAGGTGCGCTGCAACAGGATCGAGCGCAATCTGCTGACGTTCGGTCATCGGGTCAAAGTCCATAATCAAAGATGGTGTAGCGGAGCCGGAAGGTGGGGTTGTTTCCCTGCCGGCTGGACAAGATGCGGATCTGGGTCGTGGTCACGATCGTGCTCACATAATGGTTGTTGTAGACCGTGTTTCCGTTCAGATCCTGATAGTTGTCCTCGTAGGCCCAGAAGAAGGAATTCATGGCAGACATCAGCTCTACCTCGCTGGCGCTGATTACCCGGTGGAACTGCACCATGGGGGGCTTGGGGAAGGTCTTACCTAGAGCGAAATTACGGTATCCAGGCTCGTTCCAGTTGCAGTCGATCTCACCCCGCCGATAAAAAGCCAAGGCGCTCCAGTCCGAAGAGAACTGGAGGCCCGATGTCCCCGCCTTCAGCACATTTACTCCCGGCTTGGAGATGCGAAGACCATTTTCGTCCAGCACAACTCGATTGGTCATCAGTGATAAAGGGGTTGATTGGTCACTGCATAAGTGATCGGCGTTGTGGAAATACGCGAGTTACGCACGCTAAACCCACGGATCACGAGGCTGGTGAGAGAGGCCATGCGGTACCCCACAAAATGACTGGGACAGGACAGCAGTACCAACGGATTGAAGCCTAGGTTGGGAATAGTGATCGCCGGTGCATCATCGCCAGCGCCAGGAAACGAGATCACGCCGCTTTTGACGATCTGAAACGACTGCCGCTCTGTTGAGAGCAGCATCTCATCTTCGCTAGCTTTGAGCAGATTTACTCCAGGCTTGCTTACCCAGAGCCCATATTTCGTGCCGAATTTGCCCAGGAGAACCCGGTTTGTCATTGCGAGAACACATAGTAGGAGAACGTGTAGTTGGTCGGCAGACCGGTCACGATTATGCGGTCTTTCTGTATTTTGACGATGGGCAAACCCACACTTTCATTAACGTAGTAGACGCCGGCCTTGGTGATGACGAAGCACATTGGCTCCACCGCAAGCGTTAGCCCGAACATGATGGTGGCACCGACGCCCGCCGACCCGCTGGTATTGGCCGACCCACTCTTGATGAGCCGCATGGCAGCAGGCCAGCGACTGTCAAAAGCGATCTTCTCGTCGCGCAGGGCAGAGTCCAAAACGTTGTAGCCGGGGCGGGAGACACGAAGACCCAACCCGCCGCCGGGAAGCTCACCAAAGACAACTCTGTTTGCCATGGCTAATCCAGAACCAGAATGCGAGTGTTGTTGAAGTCCACCTGCAGCTTGCTGTCGGCCGATCGTGCCAATCCAGCAGTTACAGTGCCGAGGTTGGCGGTTATGGCTGAAAGTGTGGTCACATTGAGCTTGGCGGCAGTCACAGCGTCTGCGGCCAACTTGTCGGTTGTGATCGCTCCAGCCGTGATCATGTTAGCTGCAATGCTTGGAATGCGAGCCGTGGCCAATTTCCCGTCACTGGTGAACAGCGCAAGGATGTTGTTCGCAGCGTCCACAATGACGGTTTGTTGCGCTTGCAGGACAATGCGTCCCGGTAGCGATGTGTTGGCCGGCACGTCCATGAAGAAACCGACAGCACGATAGGCGCCATCGTTCACTGCGGCCTGGATTGCATAGCGAGCAGCAAAGCCAGTCGGGCCAGCGGAGGCGCTGAACCGAACATTGACGCTGGCCTCGTTGCCTCCCATCGCAGCCCGTACGGACGAGATCGCCTGCGCGTTGACCACCGTCTTGCCGTCAACCGTCTCGATTGATGTTTCCAGAACATCGATGGCTTCGGCCAAGCTATCGCCAACCTCAGCTTCCAGTTCTTCGATGCGACCGACGATGGCAGAGCCAGGACCAGCCGCAGCCGTGATCAGCTCGACATACTCGGCACGGTTCGCCTCAAATGATGAGGTCAGCCGACGCTCTAGCGCTACCTTGTCGCGGTAGTTGCCCAAGTCCTGTTCGGACGTGAGCCGAGCGATGCGCTTGATCTCTTCCGACACTTCCCGAACGCTTGGCCCGATGTACTCCTGCCATTCGATCAGCGAGTCCGGCAGATCGGCAGTGATGGCTCCAGCATAGATATCGAGCGGGCCAAGGCGCACGTCTGGCGTGGTGACGGTAAGCCAGGCACCCTCCGCACCGTTTACGTCCTGATTTGACCAACGGGTCACGCGACCGGAGAACGCCAAATAGATGGCGCGGACTTCGTAAACCGCATCGGGCAGAATGGCGAGGTTGCTTATGACCGCCGATGGTGAGGCAAGGTCTATGTCATATTGGACAGTCGCGTCCGCTATGACGATCTTGGTGCCCCAGCTTTCACGGACCTGAATGCGGACAGAGCGCACATCATGCAGGCCGCTATCCCAGAACACTTCTATGGCTGGCCGGCGCTCGTTGCCGTCATTGTCCACAACGATGTAGGGCGCAGCGCTAAAGCCAGTTGTGATCTGTGGCGTGGGCCGGGAGATAACCAGCGGTACCACGTCCCACGGCAGTTCGTAGTCGCTCGACCAGTCATAATCGGCTGGGTCTTGCTCCTGCAGCGCCGGGATCTGGTTGCCGTTGTTGAGATCGTCCTGAGCCGTGATCAGGAAGACCTTGTTGTCATAGCCGTTGCGCTCACTGGTCCATTGGACGGCATCCAGCGGCTCGTACTCCCACCACTCGGGCGGCATGGTGTGCACGTGCTTGCGAAAGCGGCGCGTTTCCTCAATAGCGGCGCGCATCAGGCGCTGCACCTGAACAGGGTATGGCACGGCGCCATAGCTGGTCGAGAACGGCAGGCGCCGATTGTCGTCTAGCGCCTCAAGATCGCTCCTATACCGTGGCGGGGCTTCCTTGTTGGCCCATGCCTCTGCTGGCTCGGGATAGGTGGCCGTGATGCCGTTAAACGTCGCCTCAAGGCCGGGGAACGGATCGTATGACTGCCCTTCGGTGATCACGATGTCTTCGTCGGTGAAGCTCGCCACAGGCGCATCAGGCGAACCCACGAGGGGTTTATAGATGCCGCCGATCTCAGCAATGCGGCCTTGGCAAGCCTTGAGCAGTTCGCCAATCACCACATGCGGCTCTTGGTCAACGGTGACCTCGTAGCCGAAGCGGAAAGCCTTCTGCCCACTCACAAGCACATCGCACTTGTTCATCTGGGGTTGCCAGGTCGTCAGCGGTCGGCGTGCCGTGCTGATGTTCTGCGGGCCATAGACCCACTGGCCATCATAGGAGAGCCCGCCGAGCAGCGTATCTATGCCGACCATAGGGTTGTCGTGTTGATCTGTACCGCTGCGGCGATCAGTGAGCGGGATGCCATCCACCTCGATCATATAGTCCGGCAGGCCCGAGAACAGTTCGCGGTTCACCAAGGCCGTGATGATGACATAGGCAACGCCAAGACCAACCATGTCCGACTGCCAAGGCCGGTCGGGGTCGTTGCCGAACTTGTCGAGCAGGAACGGGTCAGCATCCGTCTGGGTGCCATCGTAAAACTTGACCCACAGGTGATCTTTGCCGTCAACGCGATACTGCGAAACAGGTGCGCCCATTGCCCCGGCGCCGCCAAGGATCGTCACGCGCTCGCTGCCGACGAATAAGCCGGTTAGGCCGCGAACAGGGAGATCGGAAAGCGAGATAACTTTGGTGAAATAAGCGTTCGGCGTGTCGCCGTCATTGCCCCAAGTGCCGGCATATTCGAGCTGCCCGGCCGTGGCAAACCGGCCCATGATGAAGGCGAGCGGATTGTCGCCGCCCGTCTGGATGGAGCCCCGGACGCCAGACTTCGTTTGCTTCTGGTCCTGCGCAAACATCTGCGCGATGAGCGTGGACGCAAGCGATACGGCAACGCCGATCAGCGCATTGACAATAAACGGAGCGAGAAAGAACATCTATTTCTTCTTCCGTCCCAAGATGCCGTTCATGCCGTTGCCTGAGCGTCCACCAGTGCTGCCCTCTTCGGACGCTTTGGCTTCACCCCAGAAAATTTCGATCTTGCCGGCCACGCCGCTGTAGCGCCGGAACCGATCACCCGACCGCAGTCGCTGCGTTTCATCGCTGCGCATGGCCGTGTTGGTTCGGGTCAGTTCTCGCGTGTGCGAGACAATGCGGAGGGTGGTGTCACCTTCAGCCCCGACAGCACCCGTGCGGGTCGGGTTGCCATTGACCTGGCCCAATCGCCGGCAGCGAGGATTTGCCACCAGCAACATGCTGACGGGATCGAGATAGCCGCGGTGTATCTGCGCCCGCGCATTACGAACTTCATGGCCGCGCGTCATCAGTTGCACCACCGGGTGCAGATGGTTCAACACTACCTGAGTAGTATCGACCTCTAGCCCCATCTTGAGCGGGATCGGGTCCATGTTCTTGATCGGCGCGTTGTCGCCGTAGAAGGCGTAGTTCTCGACTGCGCCCGTCTCACCGTTGACGATGTTGACGGCATAGTCCTCGCCCATATCGGTAAACCCGAACGGGACTTCATCACCGCCGCCGATTGGCTTGGCCCAGACCAACAGGAAATTGCGGGGGATGACGCGCGAGCGGTCGCGCACTGCCGCTTGCGTGGCAACGTCAAGAACACGAACCATATGGACGCTACCCCGCTGCCAATGTCTGGCGCATGGTGAAGGACAGAGTGCCCGTCACCATCAGGTCATGAGCCGTCGAGAGTGAACCCGGCACGATCTTGGCTTTCATGGCAGGTTTGATCAGCGTCACGGCCAAAGTCGTAGTAATCCCGGCCTTGAGATGGGGCCGAACTTCAAACAATGGCGTAAGACCTGCCCCGCTCGCCGTTGCACCCGTCACCAAACGCACAAGGGCGCGCCGTGACGGGCTTCCGTAGTCAACCGCGAGCATATCCCCCGCCGTCAGCACATAGCCTGCTGGCAAGCCTGTAACGCGCATCTCTTTGCGGTTAGTGGCAATGGTGTGGACGGTTGGCGTTGAAGCGGCCAGGATCGTGCCGTCTGGATCTGCAGCCGGATAAGCCTTGGCGGGATTGTAGGCGTAGAAAGCATTGATCGCGCCATCTAGTGCATCGATGCGAGCCAGCATGGCCTGCGCTTCCGCCAAAGGCATTGGGGCACTTTGCACCGACGCTTCCCAGAGCCTTGGCCCGAGATCATGGGCAAGCCCTTCCCCCGTTCCAAGCCCGGAATATTCCTGCTGATCGACAAGAAGGAACGGCGCCGAACGAACCTTGAGCGTGTCGAAAAAGTCGGCCAGCGAGAGCGGCAGCGTCAAAGCCATTGCTAACCCCTCGCCAGCGGGTCGTTGTTGATGCTGTTGACCAGCGAAGGCAGGCGCATCCGAGCCCAATGGTCGATCTGTTCGGCTACGCCCATCTGAGCGCCGCGGGCATCGATGGTGACATTGACCCCACCACGCCCGCCTAGTTCATGGTTGGGAACGACTTGCGAGCCGCGAGGCAGGTTGACTAGTTCAGGGCCGCGCTCGCCAACCAAGGCCATGCCGCCAGGCGCAAAGTTCGTGCCGTTGGCATAACCAGGCAGGTTGAAGCCGAGACGCACCGGCCCGCCGCCAACTCCGCCGCCGAACGCACCACCAAACAGCATCTCTATGCCTTTGGTGATCGCCATTTTGGCTAAGGCTTGGATGAGGCTTTCAACAGCATCAATTGCGTTGCCGGACCCATCGACCACCGCCCCGAAAACATTAGCCAGCCCATCTGAAAGCGTGCTTGCTAATTCCGTCCCAGAGGTTTCGGCCGATTGGAAAGCATCCTGCGCCTGCATGACAGCGCGGTTATAGGTGTCTTGGTCTATAGCGCCTTGCTGAAGCAATCCATTGAGGCGCTCGACCTCCAGCGAATAAGCTTCGGCTGGTGTCCGGGTCGCGGCATAGACAGCCTGACCATCCGCAAGAACTTGGTTGAATGCGCTTGCGGCGCTGCCCGCTGCGGTCGTGTTTTCAATAACCGGGACGAAAGCATCAGCAATCGCTGCGGTGCTTTCCGTCACCTGGGCTGCTGTAGCTCCGAAGATGCCCGTATAGAAGTCACCTTGGGATGCTCCGGTTTGGCCACTGCCCAGACGCTCGCGCAATATGTCGAGCGCCTCAGTCTCAGTGTTGAAGTCTTGATAGCCTGCGCCTTTGTTCTGAATGCCAATGGCGTCCATGCCTTGCTTGAGCAGAGCAAGCGCACCCCCAACAGTATTGATGGCATCGATTGCAAGCTTCATGCCCTCGACAATTGCAACTCCAATAGATTGCGCAGATGCAGCAAATTGTGGATCGGCAAGCTTGGCGCCGAACTGGTTCAAAGCCGGAAGCACGCCCGCCGTGATTTGGTTGATGACGCCGACGAACGTGGCGCTAAGCCGGTCCAATGTGTCGTTGAACTCGCCAGCGGCGTTCGCAGTGGTACTGGAAATGGTAATGCCGAGCCGGTCGGCTTCCGCCGTTAACGCGCCAATACCCTCGCGGCCCTGGTTCAAAAAGGGGATAAGTTCTGCGCCAGAGCGACCGAACAACTGGACCGCTAAAGCAGTCTTGGTCGCGCCATCTTCCATTCGGGCGAATTGAGCTGCGACATCCACAAGCACTTCGTCTGACGAACGCAAGGTGCCATTCGCGTTTTGGACGCTGACACCGAGAGCGTTGAACGCTGTAGCAACCGGACCAGTGCTGCCTTGCGCAACTGTGAGCATGTTCTGGGACAGCTTTCGCAGGGCGGTTGCAAGCGTGTCAGTATTGGTCCCAGACATCTGGGCTGCATAGCCCAAGCTGGTCAGAGCTTCGACGGAGACGCCAACGGATTGGGCAAGCTCTCCCATTTGGTCTGCGTTGTCGATGGACGACTTCACCGCATAACCTAGCGCAGTACCCGCTGCCGCTGCTGCTGTGGCTACCGCAGCCAAGCCGATCCCCGCAGCTTTGGCGAAATTGCCCAGCCCTGCTGATGCCTTCTTCAGCCCAGCAGAGAACTCGGCGCTATTAAGTCCCAGATCAACCCGTAAGGCGCCAACAACTGCAGCCATGTTCTAGTCACCTCGTTATCGGCGGCGCGAGGCCATCCATGCTCGGGCAATGGCAAGCTGCTGCTCGCCACTCTGCTGGTTCTTGCGGGGTTTTGAGACTAGGAGAGTTTCGAGCTTTGGCACTTTTTTCATGAGCGGGATCACAGCGGCGAAATATGCCTGCGTGATCCGTTCGTTCCGCTCATAGATGCGGCGCTCTGATGCCGCTTTCATCCGTAGTGACAACTGGCGCGGCGTTAATTTCCAGAACTGTTCGGGGTCAGTCGAGACAATGGAAAAGTTTAGGTAGAGGTTTTCCCATTCCCAGCCCGACCCCGCCTCGGAGAAGGGGTTTCCTTACCCTCCGCTGTCGGGAAAGCCGCCTGCAAAGCCTGACCAACATGCTCAATGGTAGGCTGCAGGCGTGCCGTGGCCATGATGTCGCCAGCCTTGAGTAAATCAACGTCTGGGTGATGCTCGCGGAGCGCGGCCCAAAGAACAGCGCGAACGCTGCCTGCCTTCAGGGCTTCAACGTCATTGAACATGTTGGCAATCTGGATGATGCCAACGCCAAGCAGATCCTCGACTTGGATGATCTCGTTTATGGAGAGGCGGAGCCGGTAGGTTTCATCGCCTACCGGAAAGTCCACCTCGCCTTTCAAGGGGTTCGCCATTTACGCAGCGGTGCCCCAGGTTTCCTCGCCCGAGACGGCGATGGTGATGGTAGCGGTCATTCGGTCATCAATTGGGATAACCTTGCTGAAACCGATGATTGAGGCGTCGAAGGTGAGTGTGACACGAGGCGCATCGCCAGCGAAAGTGATCCGGTGCTGAACGGTTTCGCCGGATGTGAAGAGTTCGCGGAGCATCACATCCGTGTCGCTGCCAGGCACCCAGTTGATTTCGAAACTGGCCTCGCCGTTGTCTATTAATCCACTTACATATTCTCTGCGGCGACCTGGGGATTGCATATGCGTGGCGTCTACGCGGTCGGCTGTGGCCTCGCCAGGGGTCACGTTGATGACCTCAGCGACTTCAACGAAGGCAGGAGTGGTCAGGCCCGCGTCCCAGATTTCATAGATAGTACCGTACCCGATCCGAGCTTCGGTCATGGTTAGTCTCCAGCGATGTCATGAAAGCGCCAGCCCACGGCGCGCTAGGGCAAGATCAGGCCGGAGCCCAATGGAAAATGAAGTCGCGGCTGTCGGTGAACCAGCTTGTCGCGCCGTCTTTGTCGAACCGGGTGCGCTGTCCCTGTTGGAAGACGCCCTGAAACTTGAAGCCTTGGAAGGTGCCGGTGTAGCCGGATAGAAGCGCCTCAACCTCTTCGGCGATGGCTCGGGCCTTGGCAGCAGTCTCGCCGCGGCAATCGAACTGCACGCGGGTCGCAACATATCCAGATGCGCCGGCCATGGTGTAATCCGTCACGCCGCTGATGACGTACATCACGACGCTGCCTTGAGCCGATCCTTGGGGCAGCACATCCCACTGGACGCGGTTACCCACGAGTGTCGCTAGAGGGGCATGTGAGAGCAGCAGATTGGCGAGCTTGGTCTGCATTAGCCAGCGGCCTTGGTGGCTTGAATGACCTTTTGCAGATCAGCAATAGCACCGCTGCAATCTACAACCAGCTTCACCTTGATCTCCTTCGACCAAGACTTCCACGCAATCTCGCCGCCGGCCCAAAGCACTATCCCCTCCGGCCAATGCTCTAGGCGTAAGGTCCCATGCTCATCGGCGAACTCAGTTGTTTCGAACAATTTGGCGGTTTGGCTCATGCTACATGCCCCCAAGTGCGGCCAGTATTGATGGCGCTGATGGTGTGAGCGGCAACGCGAAATTGCTTGCCGAGCTGTCGGTTAGTCTGGCCTGTAGCCTTGAGGCACCGGATTTCGATAACGTCTGCCTCGGTCAGCTTAGATTTGCCGATGCGCTCACCGACAAGGATGCCGCCGTTCCGCCGCCTGTCAGCATGGTTCTCCAGAGGCGTTGCCCAGTAGAGATTGTCCTTGCTGTTGTTGTCTTTGTCGTCGTCGCTATGCGCTGCCTGATGGAGCGGAGAAGGCTTAGGTCCGTGCCAGACTTCGCAAACCAAAGTGTGAATGTACCAAGTCTTGGTCTTACCAGCCTTGCACAGCCCTACTGCAATATATCCCTTTGGGTTTCTTCCCCCCGATAGAATGTGGCCCTCTTTTGCCTTTCCGGCACCGGGACAAACTCTCATTACCTCGCCGATATCAGAGACGGCATAGATGCCTTCAAACCCCGGAACAGGACGCCATTCCCGCTCGACAGTGTTGGAAGTGGATATGGTTGTGGTATTAGCTGAATCAGCCATTCGATGATCCTCATTCGATCTCGTTTCGGTTAGGGCTGATGCGGTGCTTCGAACCACCAAATCAGCCCGTTTTTTATAGCAGAAAAGCAGCAGAAACCCTAGGGTTTACCGGCTTTTAGAGCTTTTCTTGCTGCTGATTTCACAGCCTTTTCGATACCCAGCCAAAGCTCATCAGAGATACGGTCGAGTACCTGACCTTTTGTCTGATCCCAAGCCGTGCGAGCGAATGGCTGCGGGGCGTTGCCGTCGCTACCGAACTCCCTAAGATGAGCTTGAGGCCGACTGTCTGGTCCAACGAAGCGCTCTTGCTCTGCAGCTTTCGTGTGTTCCGACTTCTGCCGCTTACTCAGCGTGCCCGAAACATCGATGCTTTCAGCCAACCCGCCGCTGTCGCGTGGCGCTAGACCCCTCATGGCCCGAGCTGTGATCTCACCGGCATTGTCCAGAGCGACACGGCCAATGGCTCTGCGCTTTGATGGCGTGAACTGGTTGAGGGCTTCGTCCAGTTCCTTGCCGCCGACAAACGAAACGCGGACTTTCATTCGTCTGCTGCCGCGGCTGCGCTGATCTCCAGACCTTCGCGCCGGCCGAGTTCTTTGACCCCAACAATATCGAAGGTTTTGCCCTCGTTGATCACCCGATCCTTGGGGCCTACGTCCGACACTGTGGACGAATACCGGATCTGAAAACGAGCCGAAATGGTAGCGCCGACTTCTGCAGCCCGCACCTTTTCGCCGTCGCTGGCGTATTGGATTTTGGCCTTTACAGTCACAAGGTCGGTGAAGCCTTCTATGGGCTCGTTGTCTGCGTTGTAGCTGACGCCAAACCGCTGGATGGTGATGCGGCGATCAAGCCGAACGTGGTCCATTAGATCGGCAACCAACGATAGGGCCAGATCAGGGCGCGGGCCGACGATGGAAGCCCGTCTTGGTCCCCAATGCGGTTGTCATAGAACGCGGCAACCGTTTGGAAGCCGGCGGCTTTAAACACTGCTTCTTGGCCATAGGGCACCAGAGAGAGGTTGCAGAACCGGAGCATCGCCTTCTCGGCTGCGTCCATGTACGCCTGTATCATCGCGTCATCGTCGGTGTTCTCAAGTTCAACGTCGATTGCACCCTTGACCTCATCGAGGGTCCACAGGGGGCCGAGCGTTGCAATGACGATATCTGCCATGATCGGCTCCTAGTAGAGTGCCCAGATGTCGGAAGCGGTGCCGCCAGTGCGGACCTGCTTGCAGGCGATAGGGTTGTAGCCCTGCTGCAGCGGGACGTTGGCGCGAGTGGTGCCGTCAAGCTGCTGAATGTTTGCAGTCCCAGCCGTGCCGACTAGCAGCGAGCGGCAGGGGCCATCTGGAAGATCGGCATCTGCCTTCGTCACGAGAACGAAAGCATCGGCTGGGTTGGAACTAGGATCGCCATACTTTGCAATGATCTCGTTTGGCATGGCTAGCTGGCCTTCTTGGCGCCGCCGCGGCGACCATTGCTATCGTGGTCGAGCGCCGAAATGCTCTTGTTGGCTGGGGCTGGCTCGGCCTTGTTCTGCGGAGCGGTTTCGGCCTTGGCCTTGACCTCTTTGAGAACGCCGAGATCAACCAACTGCTTGGCATCGGCAGCGGAAAGCTCGCGCTTGTCGCCTTCCCAATATTGCTTGTCGCCATCGTGTTGACGGAGAACTTTATACTCGGGCATTTCGGCCTCCTTTCGGTTCATAGAGAGGGCAGCGTGAGCCGCCCTCCTTGATCAACCGAACGGTTAAGCTACGCGGCCAAAATCGCCATAGATGAACGCTTCCGGGCGATACACGGCCAAGGCGAGGCGTTCTTCGGCAAGGATGGTCACGAGATTCTTGATGAAGTCGTCCTCGTTCTCGGTGGCGACTTCTACGCGGGCGGTCCAACGATCAAAGACCTGGGCGCCGAGGCGGAATGCTCCGGTCAGGAACTTGTCGATTGCTATCGCTTGCGTTTGGACCACAGGCAGTCCCCATAGTGTTGGGGTAATCGAGCCCTGCGGATTGCCGATCAGGTAGCGGCCTTCGCCGTCCTTCAGGGTTTCAATCCATGCCCAATCTGCTGGATGCATCACGTGGCCAGTGGCTGGATATTCAGCCAAAGCCGCCTGCAGCATCGCCAGACGCATCAGATCAATGCTGGTAGGCGAAGTCAGGGTGATCGGTGCAGAATAGGCGGTAGCCTGAGGGATGATCCCTAGCAGGTTCTGGCCGGTTCCGTCGCCGTTGAGCAGCTGGCCTTCTTCCTTGAAAGCCAGACCATAGAGCAGGCGCTGGTCGATCATCGAACGAAGCTGCGACACGTCATCAAGCACCTGGCGCGAAGCCTTCATCCAGTGCGCAATGACCTTGGCGGAGGTCGAAACCAGATCGAGCTTGATGTCAGAGGATGGCTTGGCAACGCCCTCTGCCACCATACCCGCGTTGTTCACGAAGCCGGTTTCCTTGACGTATTCCAGCGTGTTGCCGTCCATGCGACCGGGCGAGAGAAGATCTCGAACGGTCATGCGGCGCTGTGCCATCGGAAGAATGCCAGGAAGGCGGGTCTGGTTGATCGCATCGCCAACAGAACCAGCGGCGTCAGTGGTCAGCGAGGTCAGCGTGGCCTTGGTCTGGAAATCGACACGGCCACGAGGCTGCGCCTGCTTCAAGAACTCGATCACCTTGGGGTCTTCGGCAAACTGCTCACCGATAGACTTCGCCTGCTCTGGCTGACCGCCGGCGCCTTCCAGCACCTTCTGCTCAATCGAAGCAATCTGCTCAGTCAGCCCGTTCATC